AGAAGAGTAAATAATCCTGGGTTAGTTGTTATAGATGGTATAGCAGATTTAGTAAGTGATGTGAATAATATAGATGAATCAAATAAGATAATACAGAAGCTTATGTCTTGGACATTAGAATACAATTGTACTATACTTACTGTGATACATTCTAATCACGGAACAAATAAGGCGACAGGCCATCTTGGTTCTGCCTTATATAAAAAGGCGGAGACTGCCATTCAGTTAATGCCCAACTTTGATGAAGGATACATAGAGGTGTTATGTAAGGAAAGCAGAAACTTTCCTTTTAATAGCTTCTCATATAAGATAGATGACTATGGATTGCCATCTGTGATAGACACAGACTTAGATAAATTTGACACAAAGAAGTTTGAATAAGTTAGAATTGACATTCAACTTGAGGGCGCAACCTCATCAATCTGTAAGATTCACTCGTAGTGGTAGGTCTTACAAACCAAAAAAGATAATGGATTATCAGTCATATGTAATTAAGTTGGTTAGTGATCAATTGCCAGAGGGGTTTGAAATAATCCCTGCTGGCACTTTGATTTTCATAGACCAGCTACATTATCAGTATGCATATCCAAAAGCATTCAGCAAAAAGAAAAAACAACAAGGCAAGATTTATAAACCAACCAAACCTGATTTACAAGATAATCTAAACAAGGCATTCTTAGATGCCTTGGAGGGAGTGGTCTATGAGCAAGATCAGAATATTGTTTGTATAAATAACTTAGAAAAGTACTATGGGGAAACTGATAAAATAACCCTAACACTTAGATATTGATATTAGAAAAGCTTGCAGAGAACCACACCTTATGGATTAAGATGGTTGTCAATATGGGATGTGATAAGCACATCGCAGAAGATATAGTACAGTCAATGTATCTTAGGATACACAGACTTGTTACTGATGAGAAAAAGATTATGTACAATGATGATGAGGTCAATAGATTCTTTATCTATGTTACATTAAAAAATATGTTTGTTGACTATGTGAAGGCAAGAAACAAATATAAGTTCTTTGAGTATATGGAAAGTGATGAGATACAAGATGATGTTGAGTTTGATAGCAGTCAGTTTGATGAGCAAGAGGCATTCCACAATTTAGTAGACTCTATGTCTTCTGAGATTATGGCCTGGGAACGCTACGACATTATATTGTCTTCGCTATACTTTAAGACAGACCTATCGCTTAGAGACATTGCAAATGGCTCTGGCATAACTCTTATGAGTATATACAATTCTATTAAGAATTACAAGAATATATTAAACAACAAATTCATAGAAGATTACCAAGACTACTTAAATGGTGATTTTCACTTAATCAAATCAAAGAAGTAATGAAAGACGAAACCTACTACGAAGCATTGGATAAACGTACTAAGGAGTACAAAGAATGGGTTGCATCCAGAGAAGAAGCTACAGCTTCTGAATCTGTTGGACTTGGTGACACCATTGAAAAGATTACTACAGCCACAGGAATTAAAGCAGCTGTTAAATTCTTAGCAGGAGAAGATTGCGGATGTGATGACAGAAAATCAACCCTCAATAAAATCTTCCCTTATAAGAAGATTGAGTGTCTTACTGAAGAGGAGTATAACTATTTGGTGGAGCAGATGAAAAGACCTACAAATGTAGTTAGTCAGACTGTTCAGTTAAAGATGTTAAAGATTTACAATAGAGTGTTCAATGATAAGAAACAGCCTACATCTTGTGGCTCTTGCTTTAGAAGTACTTATAATGCATTGAAACAACTTATTGATGAGTATAACAAATAGTTGGAAAGAAAAAGATTTATTTGAATGGTTGGGTAGTAATTTCTACCCAGACCTTCTGAAGAGTAAGAATCCAATGAGTAGATGGGATTGTTATTCTCCTGGTAAGAAACACAGAATAGAACTCAAGTGCCGTAAGAAACACTACGATACATTGCTACTGGAGAAGAAAAAGTATGATGCTATGATGAATGAAGTTTTTAAACATAAAGATATACCTATCTACATCAACTCAACTCCAGAGGGAATATGGTTATTTAATTTGACATTTATAAAGAAGGATTGGGAAACGAATTACTTAAATCCAGCCACTACTCAATTTGCAAATAGAAATAGAATACCTAAAGAAGTAACATATTTAAAAATAACAGACGGAATTAAATTATTATGAGTAAAATGCAATTAGATTATATGAAGAGTGTATTGCTTTCTCAGTTGTTGTTAGAGGCCAATGAGGGCCTAAGACTGACTAAGCAATATAGACAGAATGTAAAGCAGCAAGTAAACAAGCTAAACACAATGCTTGAGGATACTGTGCGAGAAGAGTACAACAATCTGTACAACACAGATCCGCAGATGGTTACTAATATCTTAAACAAGATAGAAGGCTTGATGGATAAGATTAAAGGCTCATCCATAGATGAGCTGATAATGATTGATGCAATCATAGACAAGTACCAGGACAATAAGGAGTGGTTCCAAGAATACGCTAATGCAGAATTTTTAAGAATAGATTAATATGGAACAAATAACATACGGAAGATGGAAGCACGCATATGAAGCAGGGAAGAAGACAGAAGAACACTTTAAGGATCTTATGATATCAAGAGGTAATAGCTGTGTAAAGACAAGTATGAAGGATGATATGCTTAAACACATTGATTATTATGTTAATGGATTTGGTGTTGATGTTAAAGGAAAAAGAAAGCTAAACTCTATATGGTTAGAGATTGTTAATGTTCACGGATTTCCTGGATGGATAAAGGGCGAGGCTGATTTTATTGTTTTTGATATGTTAGACCTGAATGCTTATAGCGTATTTAAAAGATTGGAACTTTTGGAACTTACTTCCAACATTACTGAAACCACAACTAACAACAAGGAATATATGAAAATATATGGCAGAGAAAAATGGGGTCAAAAAGATAAACTAATACAATATAAATTTGACCATATAAAACATTTAGAATTACAAAGAATAAATTATTAGATATGAGAGGAAACGCAATCCATTACGAGGCCACAGGAGAATATGATGTAATAGACTTCTGTCAGCACTACAAACTGAACTTTAACAGAGGCAATGTTGTTAAGTATATTGCAAGGGCTGGAAAGAAAGATGATGAGCTACAAGACCTATACAAAGCTAAAGACTACATAGAAAGAGAGATAGCTTTTGTAAGGGAACTTAGAAACAAAGAGGCACAAGATGCAAAAGAAGGAATAGTAAGTCCTTATAACTATAACTACAAGGAGAGGCAATAGCCTCTCTTTTTTTTTCACTTATGTTTGTTTATTAACAAATAATGTTTATATTTGCGTATAACATTAAAACAAATAACAATGGAAAAAGTAATTGAAGACTTAGAGATGATATCATTTCACCTAAGAGACACGGAACAAATCTTTGTTTCAAACTGGATTGACAGATGTGTAGAAACCATTAAACAGTACAGCAATGAAAGAGTATGATATCACTTGGGAAGGACTTGTATTTACTGTGTGCGGTATCTATGAGCCAGAAGAAAAGGAAAGCTACTTTGAGCCTTATGAAGTAGAAAGGTTTCATATATACGGCATCTATTTAGGCGATGCTTGTGTAGACTTTATGTTGAATGAAGCAACAACAGCACAATTAGAAGAAGAAATCTTAGAAACATATTACAGATGATACAGTTATTAAATAAAGAACTTTGGGAAGAAAAGGATATTTTAAAGGAAATGCTAAACGACCCATTCTATTATGGTCATTTAGGAAAGTATGCTTTAAGCAGCTCTGCGGCTAAGAAGTTAATAGAAAGCCCAAAGTCTTATGCTAAAAGTCTTAGGTCATCAAGTGACTCTCAAGCATTAAGAGATGGTAGACTTGTACATCTTTCTGTACTTGAAGAGCATAGATTAAATGATTTGGTAATAGTGGGTGGAACCAAAGCAGGCAAAGCGTTTAAGACTGCTGTGGAAGAACACGGAAAAGAGATGGTTTATACTGAGTCGGAATTAAGTAACGCTAATTGGATTGCTAAGGCAGTTAAAGAATGTAATGAGGCCTGGGATTTATTAGACGGCTGTTCTTTTGAGAAGCCAGCCATCAAGATGATTGATGGGTTAGCTTTTAGGGCAAAGGCAGATGCTATGAAAGGAAAAACTATTATTGATTTGAAGACTACATCTGGAGTTCCTTCTGGAGGTCTTGCTAAGTTTAAATGGACTGCCAAGAATTTTAGCTATGACTTGCAAGCTGCTTTATACTTACACTTGTTTGATGCTGATGAGTTTATCTTCTTAGTTATAGATAAGGATAGTAAAGACATAGGCATCTTTGAATGCAGCCAAGACTTCTTAGATAGAGGTAAAGAGAAGGTAAGACAAGCTATAGATGTATATAAACATTTCTTTATAAATACTGATCCTATGGATAGCGTAAGAAACTATGTAGTTAGGGATGTACTATGAGAACTATAACCATCTTGCTTAGTGGATTGACATCTATAATGTCAATCTTAAAGACAGTAGAAACAAATAATGATGTAGATGCTATAGGAGATAATGGAACCTCTTATGGCATCCTACAGATACAGAGAAGCGTTTTAAGCGATGTTAATCGTATTTACGACACTAACTATAAACATATAGATATGTTCTCTGAGAAGGCTTCTGAGGAAGTATTTAGATTGTATATGTGTTATGGTAAGGAAGTGTTTCTTAGAAAGCATTGTAGGTTTCCTACTGAAGAGGAGATGGTTAGAATGTGGAACGGAGGAATCTATAAGGGTTATACTTATAACCAAACTGAAAGTTACTACCAAAAGTATTTAGATGTCAAAGAAAGAATTAATAGATGAGTTTTACTATATGGCTATGTATGATTTAGCTCACGAAATTACCAAGCAAGACTTAAGGCTACTTATGTTAGAGTATGAACGTAAGGAGATGTATGAGCAATGTGCTGGTATAAAGAGAGCTTTAGACACATATACATTTATAGGAGACTATTACAAAATAAGGGATGAACGAGATAAGGGACACCTTATCCAGATAAACTTTGAGAAGGATGAAAATTGATTTAGATTTTATAATAGATACAATACAAAGTAAAACAAACTTAGACTTAAATAAGAATACAAGAGAGAGAGTCTATGTTTTAGGAAGGGCTATGTACTACAAGATTGCTAAGGAGTATACCTTCCGTAGCCTTAAGGATATAGGTGCTAAGTTTGGCAAAGACCACGCAACAGTATTGCACGGCATTAAAGTGTTTGAAGGTCTTAAGGTGTACGATAAAGATTTGTATAAGATATACCAAGACTTTCACAATAGATATCCTGTGGAGCTTGTTAACCAAGATGATGAGGAGGTAATAATGACAGATAGAGAGAAGTCTATAGTAGATAAGTTTGCTGAGATGATTGATTTAATTAAAGCAAAGGATGAGCAGATTAATAG